AGCTGCTCCAGCGTCTGCCGCGCGCTGCTGGCTTGCGCGACGGCCCTGATCTCCTTGGTTTGTTCGGCGGTTGATTTCGCCCTGGAGAGCACCTCGGTGGTCACCGGCGGCACGATCGACTGCGGCGCCTGCGCTTGCGCTGGCTGCGCCGGTGGCGTCACGGCACCCGTTGTCATCGCAGGCGGCGCGGTGTCCGCGGACGGCGGCTGCGACGGTGTCGACGGCGGCAGTGCCGGGAAGAGCCGCTCGTTGATGTGGCGCACCAGGGGCTGCAGCTGCGGCGGGATCTCCTTTTCCATGAAGCCGTGCATCACGATCTTGTTGCCCTGGGCGTCGGTGGTCTCGACGTTCTTCGGCGAATAACCGGCGTCGGCGAGCGCATTGGCGACCGTCATAGCCTGGGCCTGCGAGAGGTTTGCGCCGGACTGCACCGCCTTGGCGGCGTTGTCGATCATCAAGGTCGAGCCCTTGTCCTTGAAGGGATTGACCGGCAACTGGTTGATGTCGGCGGCGCCGGCCTTCACCACGCTGGTGCCAGGCGGTGCGGAGGTTTTGATGTTCTCGCCGGTGATCGAGGTGTTGCCGCCATCGCCGCTGCTCCATCGCTTGACGACGTTGCCGCCCTGGTCGACCGCGATGTAGTTGTCGACCGTCGGTTTCTCAAATTTGCCGGTTGAGAGAAACTGCAGCTGCTGCTGCCTCGCCGTATCTTCCGGCACGCCGCCGAGCCCGACCTGGCCGGATGCATAGAGCCCCGGCAGCTCGTTGAATTTGCCGCCGGCGGCAGCGCCTCTGCCGACAGACGCGAAGAACGGACGGTCCTTGGCAAACTGCGCCGCCTTCACCGGGTCGGTGTAGTCGATGCCCACCTTGGGGATGCCGGGCATGTCGGTCTGCGTTGCGCCGGGTGGTCCGACATACGGTCCGAGCACATCCATATGGCTTTGCGGCACCTCGGTCGGCAGCGTCTGCTCATACTTGTTGCCGGCATCGATCCCCATCTGCCAGAGCGCCTGCTTGCGCGCTGCGTCGACGCGCGCCGCCTTGATCTGCTCGGCCTTGGCGATGTTGCTCAAGGCCTCGCCCGGTGCGGCCTGCATGCTGTTGGCAATGCCGGTGAAGATATTGCCCCAGCTCGGATCCTCGACCCATTGCGAACCCATCACATCACCTCATCCTGGAAACATCGTAGACGCCATCGAGCTGCCGAGACCCCTGCCGGCGATCTGCGCGCCGGCGTTGGCGATACCACCGAGCGCGCTGCCGCCGCCGCCCTGCACAATCTTGATCGGCTCGACCGCCTTCGCGACATTGTACGCCGCCTGCAGGCCTTGGCGCTCGTCGCTCGCGGCGCGGATGTCCTGGCCGGAGGCGTTGAAAATGACGTTGGCGCGGTTGGTGAGGCCGAATTGTGAGCCACCGTAGGATTGCACGGCAGCCAGGGCGGCGATGCGTTGCCGGGCCTCCTGCGCCGCCTGCTGGATCTGCTGCTGGATCGAGGCTGCGACTGGCGCCGCGGTGTTCTGCTGGCCCGACAGCAGCTTGTCGTTCAGCGTCGCCTTGTTGCCTTCCGCCATCGCCTTGGTTTCTTCCGGCGTCAGCGTGTTGACCAGGCGGGCCTGCTCGTTGACCTGGGCCTGCTGCTGCTTCTGCGGCGTCAGCTCGGAGAGCGAACTTTCGCGCGCGGCCTCGGCGTTCTTGCGCAGCTCCTCATCGCGCGCCAGGTAGGCGTCACTCTGCCGCTTCTGGTACGCCACCCAGGCATCGTTGGCAGAGTTCTGCTGGTTGACCATATCCTGCTGCGCAGAATAATTGGCGACCGCCATGCCGATCGACAGTCCGAGACCAATGATGGAGATTGGATCACACATTTTATGTTGGTTGGCTCGATGTTGCGATGGACCCCTGGCTCAAGGGGTTCGATGGGTTCATGCCGCCGCCGAGATACTGGTTGGCGGCGTATTGACCGTAGGGCTGTGACAGCGCGCTGCCGAGCCCGATCGCGACCGGCTGGAAGGCGTTGGCGAGCGGCGTCAGGTTCGGCTGCGTCAGCTGTGCGTTGCCGACGGAGGTCGCCGCGGTGTTGGCGGCGACCGTCGGATCCTCGGTGGCGTAGAGCTGGTTGTAGGCCTGGTTCTGCTGGCTGGCGATCGACTGCCGCAAGGCGGCGGTGTCGGTGTCGGCCTTCGCCGAGAGCCCGGCCTGGTTCAATGCGTTCTGCTTCTCCAGCAGCGCCTGGGCATAGCCGGCCGCAGACGATCGCAGCGTGCCGGCCCGCGCCAGGTCGTAGGTCATGCCCTGCTTGGCCTTGTCGTACTGGTCGGCGAGCTGCGGCTGCGTGTAGTCGAGCTCGGCCTTGTTGTACTTGTTGTAGAACGCATCGCCGAAATTGCTCGGACCAAACAGCGTGTCGATCGCGGTCTTGCCCTGGTCGAGCCGGGCCTGGCGCAGGTTTTCCTTGTCCTTCGCCTCCTGCGCCTGCTGCATCTCGAATTGGACCATCTGATTGTTGGAAGGTCCGCTTTTGCCACCCATGATCAGATCCTCAAGGCGTTGTCTTGACAGAGGAGCGGTTGATCGGCGGCGGCTGCAGATCTTGCCGCGTGCTCCAATAGTTCGGCGGCGCCAGCACCGAGTTGCCCAGTGTCGAGCCGCTGTTGCCGCTTTGACTGGTGTCGTTGTTCCCAGCGGTGCCGGTGTCGGTCACGGTCGGCGCGGTGGCGTCGGCCGCGGCCTTCTGGACGTCGATCGATTGCTGATAGTTGGTCATGTCAAGCGGTTTGGTCGCCGCCAGCGTGGCCTTGGCTTCTTCCGGCGTGCCGTAGCCCGACGTGTCCGCAGGCTGCGCGTAGTAGTCGCCGCCGCCGCCGCCCTTGCCACCCATGATCAGCCCCCTCCTGGGTTCGACGTCTTGATCCTGCCGGGCCCGCGGCCGCCGGTAGGATTGGCGTTGGTGAAGCGATCGATGCCACCGACCCAGTATTTGGGCGGCGTGAGCACTGCACCTCCGAGCCCACCGCCGACGCCGCCGGTCGGTCCTCCCGGCGGATTGTCGGTTGACGTCGGCTGCGAAATTGGACTGCCTGGCGGCGACAGCGGTCCGCTCGGACCAGGCGGCTCCGGCGGTGGCGGTGGTGGTGGCGGTGGCACGTCGGGCGGCGCGGGCGGCGGCGGTGGCGGGGCGGCCTGCGGCGCCGGTGCAGCAGGAGCCGCGGCAGCCGCGTCAGCTGCCTGCTTCTTCGCATAAGCATCCTTGGTTACCGGGACACCGGCAGCGTCCATCATCACCCCGCCGGTGTTGGGGTCCGTTGCGTAAGTATCCTGCCAGTTGCCACCGCCGCCGCCGCCCTTGCCACCCATCACAGCACCTTTCTGAAAATCATGCCGATCGGCTCGGCACCGAAGTGACGCCCGACCATGTTCATGAGACTGTTTTGCTCCGGCATTCCCGACGCGATCGGGAAGTTCATCACCTTGCAGCCGTCGCCCTTCGCCAGGTGTATCGCCAGGTAGACCAGGCGCCGGCCGAGATCAGTGCGCCGCAGCCGCGGCACCACATAGGTTTCGTCCATCACCGCGAGCGGATCGGTGAAGACGTCGTAGACATGGTAGGAGCAGACGCCGACCAGCTCGTCGCCGTCGAGCGCGATCACATAGGGCGCGTAGCCGTTGCTGATGACACGCTGCAGATAAGCCAGCGCCTTCGCCTCATGGAACGACAGGTGCTGGGCCCAGCTGGAGCGCGCGAAGAACGAGCCCAGGAAAGGCGCAATCATAGGAGCGTCTTCGAGCTTCGCCAGCCGCACATCAATGTGTGAGGAATTGGCTCTGCTCCTGCGCAACTCTCTTGTCGTCATATTCATCAGCAAGCCACCTGTATGAAATGAAATCTTCGCGCTCCGTCCCGTAGCCGCGAAGCAGGCCTTCCGGCTCGGCACCGATCAGCTCCATGAAGCGCCCGACATCTTCGCGGCGCGCCATCGCTATCGCCTCGACGCGGTGGATGCCGGCCTGCACCAGGAACGGCAGCACGAATTGATGGATCTGATGCAGCATCGGCAGCAGCGCCTTGCCCCAGTGCTCGGTGCCAAACGCAAAGCCGGCGCCGACGCCAGGCCGCTGCAGGATGGTGCCCCAGATCGCCACCGGGCCGAGCTCGAAATTGTAGGCGCAGAACGCGAACACCTTGTGCCGCATCAAGACGTCGGGCAGCCGGCCTAAGTCGGTGTTGCACGCCGCCATCTCCAGCGCATCTTCCGAGCGCAGGTTGTTCAGCACCGCGCGGATCATGCCACGGTCGGCCATCGTGATTTCGATCGACATTCATCGCTACTCCGAAACCGTATAGTGCACCACCATGTTCGACAGCGTCTGCGGGCCCGGCGCCTGCGAGCGCAGCCGCAGCGACATATGGGTCGAGTGTCCCTTGATCTCGAATTTGCCCTGCAGGAACGTCGGCCCGTTGAACGAGCCAACATAGTCCTCCGCTTCGCCATCCTCGACATTGAAGGCGGTGTAGACGTCCCAGGGCACCCCGGCGCAGGTGGCATCGAGCTCGGTGAAGGTCTTGTAGGTCGCGACCTGGTCGCCGGCGTGAAAAGGGAAGATCAGCTCCACATAGCAATCGTCGTAGACCGGCCCCTCGTCGCTGATGCCGCCGAAGGCGTAGACGGTGTTGTTGTCGTCGCGCACGCAGATGCGGTTGTTGAAGATGGCGGCCGCGGTGATGACGAAGCCGGGGTCGTATTCCGACCAGGCGGTGATCTTCGGACCAGGAAATGCCGAGAGGATGTAGATGCGGTCGGGCAGGATGATCCAGAACCGCCCGGTGACCGGCTGCAGGATGGCGATCGTGCCGCTCATCCAGTCCTCGCCATAGAACCGGAATAGATCCTGGATCACCGGATCGAGCGGCGAGCCGATGTCGGACACCGCAGCTGCCAGCGAGGCGTTGCGGGCGCGCAGCGAACGGATCCCGGAAGGCGCCAGGTACATCACGTCGCCACTTCCATATTGCAACACACTCCTCCAGGCCATGGTGCCGGCCTGCCGCAGCGTCTGCTGGTAGGTGTTCTTGAGCGGATCCGGATCCATCAGCCAGAGCTGGGTCGCGGTCTTACTCATGATCGCCAGGTTGTTGTAGTAGACCTCCAGCGCAATGCAGTCGGTCATGTCGCTGTCCTCCAGCGACAGGTCGATCGATCCACTGCCGGTGCCGGTCCAGTCGGCGGCGTTGCCGACCGCGCAGAAGTAAAGCACCGAGCCGGCGATCGTGTAGATCTTGGTCTTGTAGGTCCGGCAATAATAACCGCTGGCGGCGGGAATGCTGATGCCGTCATAGAACCGCATCACGGTGCCGGCGGCGTCGGTCCACAGGATGCAGAACACCTTGGAGTCGAACAGGTCGTAGTCGATGATCTCGAAAATAGTCGGCGTCGCCTGGCCGAGCACACCGACCGACCAGGGCTCCGGCGGCTCGGTGCGGTACGGACCGTTCGGCCCAAACGTGTAGAGCTTCTGGTTCAGCGCGACGAGGCCCTTGGTCGAGGGGTCGCAGCTCCAGAACGGCACAAACGCCATCCGCTTCTCGATCTCGCCGCCTGGCGTGATGTGGCAATTCACCATCGATCGCAGCGTGCCAGCCGGCGCCGTCAGCTCGGAACGTCGGAGATCCAGGCCGGCCGCAAAATCGGTGATGGTGAAGTAAGGCATGCCTTCACCTACGGGATGTAGTCGAGATAGGGGATGCGCCCGCCGCCCTTGTCGGGATCGTGGCCGAAGCGCCGCGAGCCGCCCATGTTGTAGTTCTGCCGCTTGTCGGCGCCCTGGTCGGCCAGCAGCCGGCGCAGATAGTTCTGCGCCTTGGTCAGTTTCATCGCCGCACCTTCGCTCTTCTGCACCGCCAGCACCTCGGCGGCGGCGAACAGCACGATCACCTTGCTATCGATGATGCAGGTATCGCTGTCGGCGACCAGCGGGTTGAGCGGGGCCTGGCCCTCGATGCGCAGCGTCATAGTGTTGCTCTGCGGCATCGGCGTGATCTCGAATTGGCCGACCGGGTTGGTGATCGGCGTCGGCCCCGATACGTCGACGGTGATGACGTTGTGCCAGCGCACCGGGTTGCCGACCAGCGGTCCGCTGGCCTTGATCATCCATGGCTTGATGCCATAGGTCATCTGCATCCACTGCGCCGACGGCGAGGTCGCAATGTAGATGTGCAGGATCTGGTCGAACGCGATCTCCTTCGGGTAGCTGTAGATCGCCTGCCCGGCACTGATCGGGATGTCCTTCCAGATCTTGAGGTGCTGCCAGTTATAAGCGTCCCACAGCTCGCGCTGCTGCCGCGCCAGCACGATGTCGAGCGTGGCCTGGGCCTGGGTGCCCTGCGCCGGGTTGAGCGATGTGCCGGTTTCGGCGCGCAGCTCGCGACGTAAATCCGATAGCTGCACGCCGAGCGGCATCTCAAGCCTCCTTCGGCAGATCAGGCGGCGTCGGGCGGTGATGCCGTCCCGGCTTGAACACCGGCGCCGCGCCGATCGCGACCTTGGCGGTCTCGTCGTCGTCCTCTTCGTCGTCGTCGCCGTTCTTGCCGGGCTCATGCACCTTGGTCGAGACCTTGCCGGCGCCGTAGACCGGCAGATCCTCCTCGCCGGTCATCATCAATTCCATCCGCGGCGTGCGACCAGGGAAGCAGGCCTCGACGACGCGCCGGCCGTAGAGCCCGATCAGGCGGTCCTTCTCCTGGCCGACCCAGACCTCGCCGATCGAGATCGGCATGATGTCCATCACGTTCTCGTCGCCGTGCAGCGCCATCAGCACCTGCACCTCCGGCCAGCTCACCGCGTTGTGCTGGTCGTAGGTGATGATGTGGCAGTTCTGGCCGCTCAGATTGATGCGGCATGTGCAGTAGTGTGTTTTGTTCGACATCGATTGTCCTTTGCTGGTCGCCGGAGGTGGAAGGTTTGCCCTCACCTCCGGCGTTTCGATCAGGCAATATCGATCACGGCGGCGCTGTTGAGCCGTCGCGCGCAAAGTTGCCCGGTCGAGGTGAGTGACCGGTACAGGACGTACTTGTCCGGGGTCCGGTCGGGTGAGTGCTGGTGGCGCCACTCGTCTTGCATCGCCACCAAATAGATGTCGCGACTGTCGTACCAGTAGCAACGCTTCGCCTTGCCCAGCGCATCGAGCGACGGGTCGTATTCGAAGTCAGTCCCCATGTAGGAGATCTTGCCGACCGAGACGTCCTTGCCGGTGGCAAAGCCGGTCATCGAGTAGTTGCCGTTGGCGCGCAGCTCGGTCTCCAGAGCCGAAAGCCAGGACGAACCACAGAACGCGGTGTTCGGCTTGCCGCCATACCTGGTCAGCTGCCGGTATTCGTTCTGCAGCAGCGTGATCAGCGCACCGCCATTGGTGGTGGCGGACGTGATCGGACCGCCGCCCCAGGCCGCGAGCGCCGGCGTGCCGGTCACCGCAGCACCCATCGCGGTCGTATAGGACCGGTTGCGCCACCACGTCCGCGTCGCCCGATCGAGACCGGCGACCGTGCCGGTGGTCGGGTTGTCGGTGATCAGCGCAGCCATGCCGGCGAGCGCCTTCGGATCGGCGGTGCCGTTGGTCCACAGCAGGTTGTTCATGCCGCGGGCATATTGCTCGGACAGATCCTGCAGGGCGTCGTCGAGGATGCCGACCAGGACGGTGTCGTCGCGGCCGGAATGCTCGGTGGTGCGGTTCTCGTCAGGGTCGCTGTCGACAACCGTGATGCCGTCGCTCTTCAGCTCGGAGTGGGTGAGCATGATGCCGAGATGCATTTCCTTCCAGGGGAAGATCGCCTGGGTGAGGTTTGCCGGCGTGTAGTAGACGACGGTGTCGGCTTGCTCGT